TTTTGCATAAGGAAACTTATTATGGGACGCAGTACATTTGACGGGCCAATTCTAGTTGGCGATAATAGATTTGGGCCATTACGTAACGTTGGCTCTGCTGATTTAGTACAAACAACATTTTTAGATTTTTCAGTTACTACAGCAGGTACAGCTAACTTTGGTGGCGGTTCTGGTGTATTTGTTAATTCTAACGGCATTCCAAACAACATTGGAACTATTTACAACCCACAGTCTGGTGTATATAGCAATACAGGCCCAACAGTAGCTACTGCTCCCACAGCTGATGCTTCTAGTACTGTTTATCGTGGCGCAGTATTTTATATACCTTACGCATCAAATATCACCGACATCATCCTTGATATTGGAACAATTCCTAAAGATTCACAAGGAACTCCTGTTGCTGTAACAGCTATTCAGCCTTATGTTTCAAACAACTTTGCAACGTCTACTGGGGTTTACGCTACATTTGCTAACATTTCTAGCCCAGCAACTCAAAGGTATACAGCAACGTATGTTGGTACACAGTTAGTGTACGCTAACGCAACACTCCAAGATATTCAAAATCCGCAACCTGGTCAGCAGCCTTCATGGTTCTCTCAAGTTGTTGTTGGTCTTAAAATGACTACTGGTGCTGCCGGTCTATCTTCAGGTCAAGTCGAAATTACAATTAGATACAACCCGAACGACATGAACATTGGTACTTCTACAACTTACCCATACGGTAACTTCGACTAATAGCTAGGGGGGCCTTGCCCCCCTTTCTTTGATTTAACAGGAGTTTTCATGGGTATTTCGTTACGGAATTTTTTTAATTCAAATCTTGTAAACAGTTCTGGATTTGCTCCTCAAGGTCAACAATTACCTACGCAAACTTGGCAAGGTATTGATGGCGCGGCAGAATTCATTGCACCTCAGCGTCTTCGTGATGTTGTTGGTAAATTAAAAGTTAGTCAATCGCAGAATATTTATGATGCCGACTTTGAGTATGGCACTCAACCCTTGCGTTGGGAACAATTTATTCAAAACGTGTCTGGTAATGCCAGCATAGTACAAACTCCAGGTCTTGGTGGTGTCAGCATGACTATTGGTTCTAATATCAATAGTGGACTACTTCCTATCCCTGGCGATATTACGATTCGTCAATCCCGTCCATACCACCGCTATCAGCCTGGTAAGACGATGTACATGGCGTCTAACGTTAATTTTGGTACCGCTACAACTGGACAATTTCAACGTGCCGGTATTTTTGATGATTCCAACGGCATATTTTTTATGCAGTCAACACCATATACTACTAATCCATATGGCATGTATGTAGTGGTTCGTTCTGACTCTGGTGGTTTACCTACAGATACAGTTATTGGTTTAGACCAATGGAATGCAAATCCAACTATTGCAGCCGCAATTAACTGGGGTGCTGTCCAAATGATTTGGATGGAATACGCATGGTACGGAGCAGGAGCTTTACGTTGGGGTGTAGTTCTTAACGGTGAGCCTTGGATCCTTCATCAAATCGGTACAGCTAATTCAAATTTCACCGGCGCATTACAAGTTAAACCTTGGAGCCGTACAGGTAACTTACCTGCTCGTTATGAGCAACGTAACACGGGTACAGGAGCGCAATCTGTTATGACGCATTACGGTGTGTCTATATTGATTGAAGGTGGTATTGACAGACAACGTGGTTTTACCTATTCATACGGTAATGATGCGGTTACTCAAAACCGCGCTACACCTAGCGGGGCTTCAACTCGTTATCCTTTGATGTCATTCCGTATGCGTCCAATGGGTACAAATTTGTTTGACAACACTTATGTTGCGACAACAGGTGGAACACAAAACACTTTGACTATTGGCAACTCTGGCGCAGTTGGTGGTACAGCCACTATAAGCTCAATGGTTGGTCAAGGAAATAATGGACAGGCGCTATTAACATTTAGTGCAGCGCATGGCTATCCAGTCACAGTTACAGCCCAAAACCAACCGGCTCAGTATGTAACGCTCAGTGCTTTTTCACAAGTAGCATCTATTACAGCTTACACAATATCTGGAACAACGCTTACTGTAACGGCTAATACTGGGGTTATTACTGATGCACAAGTTATTACAGGTACGGGTGTTGTTGGTTCTCCAACAATTACAACTCAGTTAACTTCAACAGGTTCTGCCGTAGTATCTCCCACTTTTGTTAGTGGCGGTGCTGTTGGTTCAACTACATTAACTTTATCATCAGGTACAAGTTTAGTTGCTGGGCAGTTAATTTCTGGTACAGGTTTAGCTGCAGGTACATTTATTAACCAAGTAATTGGCAATTCAATTGTTGTTAACCAAGCGTTTACAGTTCAAGCTTCTGGTACATATAACGCGTATACAGCCGGTGGTGTTGGTACTTATCAAGTAAGTAGTGCATCTGCAGTTGCTAGTGCAACAGGAACTTTAACTGCAACACAGGCATATGCTGCTGCTACATACCTAATTAATAACATTCCAAGCACCACAACAATGGTGTTACAGATTCCAAATTACCCAAATACTGCAACTCCTGTATCTGTACCAACAGCTACATACTGGGCTACCAATCAATGGGTTGGAAAGTTTTTATATTACACAGCGAGCTTACCTGCAATTGCGACAATTAGCGCATTGACCGGTCCAACACCAAAAGTAGCGGGGGTTAATAACTATAGCGCAACGGTAACGTTCCAGTCTGCCCATTACTTAAATACTAATGATCAAATCATAATTAGTAATGCAAACCCAAGTAACTATAACGGTATTTATTCTGTAACGGTACTTACTTATAATCAAGTTTCAATTAACTTTGGACCTGTAACTCCAGGAGCGTATTCAAATAGTGCAACTGTTGCAGCTAACTATACAGCTCGTATTACAGCAAATACAGCCACTACATTGACATTCCAAGACATTGTGACTGGCGGTCCTTTACAGTGGGGTCCATCTTCTGGCAACAGTTACCAAATTGGTTTAATTGATCGTGGTCAACTTCTTCCACAAACATTATTGATTAACTCATCAGCAACAGCTTTGGTTGAACTGATTGCTTCTACACCAACTAACCAAGTGTCTTTGCAAGGCGCAAGTTTTACTAACTTGAGCACTTTGGGTTCATACAACTCATTTGCGCAACAAGATTTAAGTTCTGTATCGTTGGCTGGTGGCGAGGTGGTTTATGCCTTCTCTACACCTAACAATGCGCTGCAACAACTTGACTTGTTAAACTTCTTCCCAGTACTCACAAATATCAAGGGTAATATCCCAGATATTTTGACAGTCGCAATAACTTGTTCTGCAGCTACAACACTACAGGTTAACGTAGTCTGTCAGGAGGCAATGGCATAATGGCACAGTCCCCCGCATGGCAGCGCAAAGAGGGTAAAAACCCAAATGGTGGCTTAAATGCTAAGGGACGTGCTTCCGCCAAAAAAGAGGGGCACAACCTGAAACCACCGCAACCTGAAGGTGGGTCTCGTAGGGACTCATTCTGTGCTCGTATGAGCGGAATGAAAAAGAAACTTACATCCTCAAAGACAGCAAGTGATCCTGATTCTAGGATTAATAAAAGCCTAAGGGCTTGGAACTGTGCTGAGGGTGGGTACATAAAAGCAGCAGATGGTATTGCAGAACGCGGTCACACTAAAGGTAGGTACATGTGATGGATGTAATGATTCTTTGGAACTCCGCACTATCGCTTTTTGTTGCAATCATAGGGTTTTTCCTTAAGGAGAAATTTAGTGAGCTTCAAAGAGTTACCATCCTTCTTAACAGAACCAGAGAAGAGATTGCTAAGGAGTACGTTACAAAACAAGAAGTCCATGCAGACATCACAAGGGTGCTGGACCGTCTTGATAGGTTGGATGAGAAATTGGATAGACTTATGGAGGTTAGGAATGCCAAGTAGTAGTTCTAAGCAACATAAGTTTATGGAAGCGGTGGCCCACAATCCAGCGTTTGCCAAGAAAGCAGGAGTCCCCCAATCTGTTGGTAAGGACTTTAGTAGTGCCGACAAAGGCAAAAAGTTTGGAAAGGGTGGCGTGCCACGCCCTGATTTAGAGAAAGTCAACAGTCCCAAGACGCGACACGGCGAAATGGATTTATTTTCAAAAGGTGGAAGTATGAAGAAAATGGCTAAAGGTGGCGACACCACTATGTCTAACCCAAGCAAAGAAAAAAACGGCTTGACTAAAGAAACTATGGGCAAAGTTCGCACTGCTGCTCCTAGCAAAGACGGTATTGCTGAAAGAGGCAAAACTAAAGCTATGATGCCTAAAATGGCTGGTAGCACAACCGGTATGAAAAAGGGCGGCAAAGCCCGTAAATAAGGAGAAACCCTATGAAAAACGATCATCCACCATTAATGAAAGAAGATACTCCCAAGCATACACATAATGTGCATATGGTTGAGAAGCTTCATGGCGGCGACGGACACAAACACCACCATCATATGTATGGTCAGCACGCTGCTGGTCACATGAAGGAACACGAAAAAGTTGAAAAACTTTGCGGTGGCGGTAAGGCATATAAATGAAAAAGAAAAAAGCATCGGGGGTTAGCCCCACACTACTTGCAGCAATAGCTGCTCGTAAAGCTGGCGCAGCTCCAGCGGGTAATATGCCTAGTCAGGCTCCTGAAGTTGGACCTACTGGTATGCCTCCTGGTGCTCCTCCACCCCAAGCTCAACCTGGTGCTAGTGGTCCTCCCGCTATGCCTGGTATGAAAAAAGGTGGATCTGCTCATTCTCGTGCTGATGGTATTGCCCAGCGGGGGCATACGAGAGGAGAGTACAAATGATGGCAAGTAGAGGCATGGGTGCTATGAGTGAAGCTAAGATACCAAAAGGTAGACGTAGCGAAGATGACACCAAGATGCCCAAAGGTAGACGTAAAGAACGTAATGATGATACGGACTTCACAGTTTATAAAGAGGGTGGCAAAGTTGGCCTCTACGCTAACATTAATGCTAAGCGCAAACGCGGAGCAAAGATGAGGAAAAAAGGAGCGCCTGGTGCTCCAACTGAGCAAGACTTTATTGATTCTGCCAAAACGGCGAAAGGTAAAAAATGAAAATATTTGAGAAGCTAGAAGAGCACGCACATCTTTTGTTACAAGAACTAAGACAGCACATGCTTAATCAAATGGGCGTTGGTAATAAGATCAACGAAGACCTCCATGATTTTGTAACTCACTTGGAATCGCATGTCAATCCTACTCCAGTTGATTCTGCTCCCGCCCCTGTGGCTCCTGTTGTGGATGTTACACCTGCTCCAGCTCCTGTGGTACCTGTTGCAGTGGTTGAAGAGACAGTGGTGGTAGAAGCCCCCCAAACAGTTGCGCAAGAACAATCAGCATCTAATGTGGCGAACTAATCATGGCAGAGAAGTGGATTCAAAAAGCCATCAAGAAGCCCGGTGCTTTGCGTGAAGAGCTGGGTGTCAAGAAGGGCAAAACAATACCAGCTAAGAAACTTGCTTCTGCTGCTAAAAAGCCGGGCAAACTTGGTCAGCGTGCTCGACTTGCTGAAACGCTTAAAGGGATGAAGAAGTAATGGCAACAACAACGCCCGGTCAATATACCTCTGGCTCATCTTCGTTTAATCTTCAGCTAACTGATTTAGTTGAAGAAGCGTATGAGCGGGCTGGGCGTGAACTGCGTTCTGGTTATGATCTTCGGACAGCCAGACGTAGTATCAACATTATGTTTGCCGATTGGGCAAACCGTGGTGTTAACTTGTGGACAATTGAGCCGGGTACTATAGCTCTAGTCCCAGGGCAAAATACTTACCCATTACCAGGCGATACTGTTGACTTGCTTGAGCATGTCATTAGGACTGGAGCCAACAATACGTCCACGCAGGCGGACTTAACGATCACTCGTATTAGCGTATCTACCTACGCTACTATACCTAACAAGATTCAACAAGCTAGACCTATTCAGGTTTGGATTCAAAGATATAACAATGCTTCTACGCCGACTGATGGAACACTGGTTGGTAATGGTACAACCGGTAGTACAAGTATTAGTGCAACAGATACAACAATCCAGCTAACTGCGGTCGATATGCTTCCCGCATCTGGGTTTATTCAATTGGATGCAGAAATAATTAACTATAGTTACATATCAGGCACAACCCTATATAACTGCTTTAGGGGCCAACAGAACACAACCGCTGCTAGCCATAGTGCGGGGGCAACAGCTATTTGGGCTCAGCTACCCGCCATTACTGTTTGGCCTACTCCAGATAGTTCACAGCCTTACGTATTTGCCTATTGGAGAATGCGCAGAACTCAAGACGCTGCTCAGTACGGTGGCTTGGTTATGGACGTGCCGTTTAGGTTTATCCCTCCGATGGCGGCGGGACTCGGCTATTACATAGCAACAAAGATACCAGAAGGTATGCCAAGATTACAGATGCTCAAGCAACAATACGATGAAGCTTGGGAGCTAGCGGCATATGAAGATCATGAGAAAGCAGCCATGAGGCTTGTTCCTAGACAACAGTACATTGGAAGTGGACCGTAATGGGAAATAGATTTGCATCAGGTAAGTATGCAATATCGGAATGTGACCGGTGTGGTCAACAGTACAAGTTAAAGCTGCTTAAAAAAGAAATCATAAAGACAAAGAATTATGATATTTTGGTATGCCCTGAGTGCTGGGATCCAGATCAGCCCCAGTTGCAGTTAGGTATGTATCCAGTGGATGACCCACAAGGGCTTAGGAATCCTAGGCCGGATACAACGTATTATGTTTCTGGTACAAGCGGTTTGCAAATTGATAGTCAGGTTAACCCTAACGATACATCAATCAAAGGTACAGGAACAAACAGTGGTGGTAGTCGAATTGTTCAGTGGGGGTGGAACCCAGTAGGTGGGTCACAGGGATTTGATAGGAAATTAACTCCCAACTTCTTGGCATTGACTATTACAATAGGGCAAGTTACAGTAAGTACTTCTTAAGGAGAAGATGATGGCTAAGAAACACGAAGACGAAGCAGAAGACAAGAAGCTCTTTGGCAAGATGATGAAAAAGGAAGAGAAGAAGCTCGGCCTTAAGAAAATGGCTAAAGGCGGCGTTACTGGCAAAGCCATGCGCGCAGTTGGTCGTAACCTTGCACGTGCAAAGAACCAGAAACCTGGGAGCAAGTAATGGCTAAAAGCGTACCCGCAACTACAAAAAACAGCCCTGCCGTTAAAGTTGGTAAGGGTAAGACCAATGGTCCTGGCGCAGAATATGCTCCACCCCATACTATGTCTGGTGAACGTATTAGCCCTAAATCGGATTCATATGTTACAGAAGACCCAAACACTTTAACATCTAAACAGCTTAACCGTAATCAAGGTACGCTTAGAGTTAGCATGGGGGACCCAGGTGCTGATGATGTTAAGACTGAAGGTATTATGACTCGTGGTAATGGCGCTGCTGAACGTGGACGTACTGCTAGAGGACCAATGGCGTGACCTATACTGAACTTGTAAATGCAATCCAGGGATACACAGAAAACCAGTTCCCTGTTGTTTATCTTGCTGATGGAACCCAACAATCTGTAACAGTACAGATCAACCGGTTTATTGAGCAGGCTGAGCAACGCATTTACAATACGATTCAGTTCCCTAGTCTTCGTGCTAACAAAACCGGTACGCTTACGGCTGGCAACGCTTATCTATCCTGCCCTGCTGATTTCTTATCAGTTTACTCTTTAGCTGTATATCCACTTACCGGTGCTAACGCAGGGCAGTATACGTATCTGATTAACAAAGATGTTAACTTCATCCGTGAAGCCTACCCTAACATATCTTCACTTTATTATTCTGAGCCCCAGTACTACGCTATCTTTGGTCCACAGTACGGCAATGTAGCCGAACTCAGCTTTATGCTTGGGCCAACTCCAGACCAGGCGTATGCTGCAGAGCTTCACTATTACTATTACCCACCCACAATTATCCAGGGTGGAATCACCGGCGTCTCAATTACATCCGCTGGCTCTGGGTATACCAATGGTACGTACTACGATATACCTTTAAGTTACTATTCATCTTCGTCGCCAAGCACTCCTTTGGCGGCAGGTGGTTCAGTCAACGGAAATTCTGCTACAGCCACAATAACAGTATCCGGCGGTGCGGTCTCTGGAATTACGATTACCAGCGGTGGCGCATTCTATAACGTGGGGGATGTATTAACTGCATCTACGTCTTATATTGGTTCTAGCGGATCAGGGTTCAGTACAACAGTTAGTGCAGTGGGTAACTCTACAGGTATTACTTGGCTTGGAGATAACTACGATAACGTGCTGCTATACGGCGCTTTAGTCGAGGCTTATACCTTCATGAAGGGTGAACAGGATATTATTGCGCTATACGATGCGAAGTACAAAGAAGCTGTTGGTCAAGCTAAACGCCTTGGTGATGCTCTTGAAAGACAAGATGCGTACCGTAGTGGTCAATATCGTCAACCAGTCACCTGATAGGAACTCAACATGGCTTTTACAGGTAATTGGACTTGCGACGTATTTAAGACGGGTATGCTCTCGGGGGTGTACAACTTCAACACGGGTACAACTCAAACGTTTAACATTGCGCTGTTCACAAATGCCGCTACGCTTAACGAATTAACTTCTGCTTACACTGCGGGTATGGTGGGTGAGGTAGTTTCTTCTGGTTACACAGCTGGAGGACAGGCTTTAACTATTACGCAGATACCAACAACAGGTTCAGCCGCGCAGGTGAATGCGAACAACCCAGCTTATATTTCTTTTGCTAATGTAACTTGGAATGGTTCATTTACTGCACGGGGGGCTTTGATATATTTGGCTAATGGTACGACTAACCCAACAGTCTGCGTTCTTGATTTTGGCTCTGACAAAACGTCAAACAGTGTTTTTACAATTCAGTTCCCTGCCGTAACAAAGACAACGGCAATTATCACAATTACGTAAGGAGTCAATATGACTAAAGAACTATCCAATTTTGGCGACCATGCAGTAGCCACACTTCAGGCTAATGCTAAAGCCCCCGAAGGAATGGGCGTAGAGGGTTGGTACCACGTTGTTTGCCGCGATAAAGACGGTAACATTAAATGGGAAGATGAGTTTCCTAACTTAGTTGTGGCGGTAGGAAAGCAGTTAATGCTTGATACACTCCTTAGAACTTCTGGAACATATACAACAGTTGGACCATTCCTTGGGCTAACTAACGCTTCATTGACTCCCGCTGCAACAGATACCATGACAACTCTGGTGGGTGGTGGTAAAGAATTCACAGCTTATACCGTGGGCGGTTCAGCAGTTCGTGGCACTGCGGTTTTTGCTGCGTCTACCAGCACAGGTTCTACCCCTTCTAACGTAACGTCCTCGACAGCAACGGCAGTTACCTATACAATTACGGGTAGTGGCGGCACGATTTATGGTTGCTTCTTGGTTACAGGTACAGGTGCGGTGAGCACCCTCAGTTCTACTACAGGTACTTTGTACTCAGAAGGCAACTTTACAACGGCTAAAACAACGACTGCGGGCGATACGGTTTCAGTGACCTACTCTACAACAGCTACTTCCTAATTGGAGTAAGTAATGGCGTTTCTAATTAAAGACAGGGTACTAGAGACTTGTAGCTCACCAGGCACAGGAGCAGTTACGCTCCTCGGCGCAGTCACGGGGTACCAGTCTTTTAGCGGTGCCTTTGCTTCTGCCAACGGAACTACGACCTATTACTGTATTGCCGATCAAGGCGGTGCAAACTGGGAAGTGGGACTGGGCACATGGAACACAGGAAATACCCTAACTCGTACAACAGTTTACGCATCCAGCAACGCAGGTTCTACAGTTAACTTTGCCTCTGGTACACAAAACGTATTTTGTACATACCCTGCTGAGCAAGCTCTTTATTCTGGTGGTCCTCTTGGCACGCCAAGTTCTGGCACACTGACCAACGCAACGGGATTACCTTTAACAACAGGCGTAACGGGCACATTGCCAACAGGTAATGGCGGTACTGGACTGAGTGCTTACACCGCAGGTGATATAGTTTATTACGCATCGGGCACTGCGCTTAGCAAACTGGGTATTGGTACAAGCGGTCAAATCCTGACATCAAACGGAACTGCTCCAACTTGGTCAGCAGCAACAGGTGTTGCGGTTACATCCATCAGTTTTGGAACAACAGGACTTACACCGTCCACAGGGACTGCAGGAGCTGTGACAGTAGCTGGAACATTGGCATTAGCAAATGGCGGTACTGGGGCTACAACAGTTTCAGGTGCACAAACAAATCTTCAAGTCGATCCTGCGGGGACGGCAGTTGCGATGGCAATTGCTCTGGGCTGAGTAAAAAGGAAAACAAATGTCTAACACATTCACGAGATATGTAAGTAAGTCAGTAGGAACTACTCCCGTAGTTCTGGTTACTGCCGCATCTGCGACGCAGACCACAGCGATTGGACTGACACTATCTAACACTACATCTAGCCCGATTACGGCAAGCGTGTACATTACCGCATCCGCAGTCAACTACTACCTGGTTAACAGTGCGACTATCCCTGTCGGTGGTTCTTTGGCGCTGTTTGGTGGGGATGGTAAAGTGGTTCTCAATACTGGCGATGCTTTCACCGTTGTCTCTGGAACTGCAAGTTCTATGGACTGTGTGCTTTCAGTTTTACAGATAACCTGATAGGCTAACCATGTACATTGGAAATACCGTCATAACCCAAGGGTTTACACCGCAGGTAGATTTCTTCAGCGGTAATGCTTCTACGACTGCGTTTACG